CTCGAGCGCGCCGGCGCGTTCGCGAAGAACCCGCAGCGCCGCCGCAAGGCCATCAAGGGCCGCGGCGAGCTGCCGGCGACCCCGCCCGCGCACCTGCGTCGCATCCGCGGCGCCACCGCCGCGTGGAAAGAGATCGTCGACGCCATCCCCGCCGGCGTCGCCACCGGCTCCGACCGCTTCGCCGTCGAGCGCTGCGCCGTGCTGCTCGCCCTCTCGCGCGAGCCCGGCTTCACCGCCGCGCAAGAAGGCCAGCTCCGCGCCTACATGGGATCGCTCGGCCTCACCGCGTCGTCGCGCGAACGCCTCGCCGGCGGCGGCGACGAGAAGCCGGGCAACGAATTCGGCGCCGTCGGCGCGCCGGTGGTGCCGCTCCGTGGCCGCTAGCGCCGCCAAGCGCGCGCCGGCGGCGAAGCGCGCCGCGCCGAACCGCGCCGCGCGGCGCGCGCCGCTCCAGCGCCGCAACGGCAGCCGCCGCCCGCCGAGCGGCTCGCCCGCCGCGCCGCACGTCGAGATCGCCAACGCCTACGCCCGCCGCGTCGTCGCCGGCGAAGAGAACGCCGGCAAGTACGAGATCCTCGCCGCGCGCCGCCACCTCGCCGAGCTCGAGCGCGCACCCGACGCAGACTTCCCCTACACCTTCAACGCCGAAGCCGCCGAGCGCATCTGCCGCTTCGCCGAGCTCCTGCGCCACGTCAAGGGCCCCAAGGCCGGCCAGCGCTTCGAGCTCGAGCCCTGGCAGAGCTTCGTCCTCTGCTCGATCTTCGGCTGGCTCCACCGGAAGAGCCTCCTCCGCCGCTTCCGCCGCTTCTACCTCGAGATCGCCCGCGGCAACGGCAAGAGCTTCCTCCTCGCCGTCATCGCCCTCTTCATGCTCGTCGCCGACGGCGAAGCCGGCGCCGAGATCTACTCCGCCGCCAAGACCCGCGACCAGGCCAAGGCCGTCTTCGAAGCCGCGCGCATGATCGCCAAGGCGAACACCGCCGCCGACTTCCGCGCCTACTACGGCCTCGACGTCCGCGAGCACTCCATCCTCCAGCCCTCGAGCGGCTCCGCCTTCCGCGCCTTGGCGAGCGACGCCGACTCGCTCGACGGCCTCAACGTCCACTTCGCCGCCGTCGACGAGCTCCACGCCCACCCCACGCGCAAGGTCTACGACGTCCTCGAGACCGCCATCTCGAAACGCGACCAGCCGCTCCTGGGCGTGATCACCACCGCCGGCAGCGACCGCACCGGCATCTGCTACGAGCTGCGCACCGACCTCGTCAACGTGCTGCAGGGCACCGCCACCGACCACACCCTCTTCGGGATCGTCTTCACCATAGACACCGAGGGGAGAATCGAAAAACTGGACTTCGACGACGCCGTCTTCAGACTGGAAAGGGAGTGCACTTGCGGACTTGCCCAAATCACCCCGATCGACCAGTACGCTGCCGAGGCTATTGCGCGAGCTGCTACGACAAGCACCTCCGCACCCGCGACGAAGGCTACCGAAAGCGGCAGCGAGAGAACGGGAAGAAGTGGGCCCAACGAAACCCGGAGCGACGAGCCCGAATCCTTCAGCGGTTTCGCGAGAAGCGCCCCGGCTACCACGCCGAGAAGCAGCGGCAGCACCGGCTCAGAAAGTACGGCATCGACGAGGCGACCGTCCGACACCTCGAGGCGAAGCAGGGAGGCCGATGCGCAGTCTGTGGCACGAAACCGAAGACTCTCTACGTGGATCACGACCACGCTTCGGGAATCGTGCGGGGGCTCCTCTGTCAGCGCTGCAATTCGGGAATCGGCTTTCTCGGGGACTCTGAGCAGGGCGTGGAGCGCGCACTCCAATACCTGCGCAACGCGCGCCTGGAGGATCGAAGGAGCGACCCTCTGGAAAGAACTGCCGGCTGACGACTGGCGCGACGAGCGCATCTGGCGCAAGGCCAACCCCAACCTCGGCGTCTCCGTCAACCTCGACACCCTGCGCAGCCTGGCGAAGAAAGCCGAGCGCACCCCCGCCGCCCAGGCCGCCTTCAAGACCAAGCACCTCGACGTCTGGGTCGGCGCCAACGCCGCGCTTCACAACCTCGAGGACTGGAACGCCTGCGCCGACACCACGCTCGACGAAAGCCAGTTCGAGGGCGAAGAGTGCATCGCCGCCATCGACCTGGCGACGAAAGACGACCTCGCCCCGCGCGTCGACGTCTTCCGCCGCGAGATCGACGGCCGCGCCCACTACTACGCCTTCGCCCGCACCTACATCAGCCAGGGCGCCGTCGACGACGGCCGCAACGCCAGCTACCACGGCTGGGCGATCGAGAACCGCCTGATCGTCAACGACGGCGACACCACCGACTTGCAGCGCATCGAAGACGACGTCATCGACGACGCCACCAGGTTCCAGTTCCTCGAGGTCGCCTACGACCCCTGGCAGGCCACCGGCCTCGCGCAGCGCCTGCAGGCGCGCGGCGCCACCATGGTCGAGATCGCCATGGTCGCCCGCAACCTCTCCGAAGCCGTCAAGACCGTCGACGCGCTGATGAAGGAGCGCCGCATCCACCACGACGGCGACCCCGTCTTCGCCTCCTGCATCGCCAACGTCGTCGGCCACTACGACGCCAAAGAGAACGTCTACCCCCGCAAGGAACGCCCCGAATCGAAGATCGACCTCGCCGTCGCCCTCTACATGGCGATGTCGCGCTGGCTCGTGCGCGGCGACGACGAAGTCGCCACCGAATCCCCCATCTTCTTCGCCTGACGAGGACCATGGACGAACCGACCCCGCCGCGCCCGCTGAACTTCGTCGAATCGCTCGAGCTCGCGCTGGGCCTCGCCATCGGCCTCGGCTGGATCGGCCACCGCTTCGGCTGGGACCTCCTCGCCCCCGCCGCCGCCGTACTTCTCGTCGTCTCTGCCCTGTGGGGCCGGAGGATCGCCCGATGAGCCTCTTGCAGTCCATCTTCCGCGGCATCGGCGGCGGCCTGCGCGCCTCCGGCGACCCCAACGACGAGCGCTACTGGAGCGCCTCGAGCCCCATCTACCTCTCGCAGTCCGGCGTCCGCGTCACGCCGGCGATCGCGCTCCAGGTCTCCGTGCTCTTCCAGGGCATCCGCATCATCGCCGAGATGCTCGGCAGCCTCCCGCGCAAGCTCTACCGCGAGCGCGAAGACGGCGGCAAAGACGTCGCGAAAGACCACCCGCTCTGGCCGCTGGTGCGCCGCAACGCCAACGCCTGGCAGACCACCCAGCAATGGATCGAGACCTCCGTCGCGCAAGCCATCCTCTGGGGCCGCAGCTACTCCGAGATCGTCCCCGGCCCTCGCGGCTTCGCCGACCAGCTCGTGCCGCTCACCCCCGGCACCTTCACCGTCGAGCAGCTCTCGAACTACCGCATCCGCGCCCGCGTCCGCGAGCCCGGCAAGCCCGAGCGCGTCCTCGTGCAAGAGCAGCTCTTCCGCCTCGAGGGCCTCTGCATGCTCGGCGTCCAGCCCGTCCAGCTCATCGAAGCCGCGCGCAACGCCGTCGGCCTCTGGCTGGCGATGGAGAAGTTCAACGCCACATTCTTCGCCCAGGGCGCGCGCCCCTCGCTCGCCATCCAGAAGCTCAACGTCAAGCTCGACGGCGAGGCGCGCCGCAAGGCGGTCGCGGAGTTCCAGGAGAACTTCGGCGGCGTCGACAACATGAACAAGGTGATGTTCGTCGATCGCCAGGGCGAAGTGAAGGAGTTCGGCTTCAGCGCCCGCGACGCCCAGATGACCGAGGCGCGCGACAAGCACGCCATCCAGTTCGCCAGCTGGTTGAACCTCCCCGAGCACTTCCTCCGCGTCGGCGCGCAGCCGAAGTACGGCAAGCTCGAAGAGGTCAACAAGGAGCTCGTCGACGTCACCCTGCTCCCGTGGGCCGTCCGCTTCGAGCAGGCCTTCCAACGCGACCTGCTCGACGACGAAGACGACGTCGTCCTCGAGTTCCTCTTCGGCGGCCTGCTGCGCGGCAGCGTCCTCGACCGCTACCAGGCGCACGGCCTCGGCATCATGAACGGCTTCCTCGCCGAGAACGAAGCCCGCGCGATGGAGAACCTCAACCCGCACCCCGGCCTCTGGACCCCGCGCCGCTCCGTCAACCAGGACCGCGGCGCCGAGCCGCGCGCCGGCAGCGGCGGCGACCGCACCCCGCCGCGCCGCACCGACCCGCCGCCCGCGCGCCGCGACGACGAAGACGACGACGAGAACGCCAAGGCCGTCGCGCCCGCCGCCAACCAGGTCGCCACCGCCGCCGCCGGCACCGCCGCCACCGCCGGCGAGCTCGCCGCCGCCACCGTCGAGCTCGTCGCCACGCCCGCCGTGCCCCGCCGCCTCCTGCTCATCACCGAAGAGGCCGCCCGCCGCGTCGTGCGCAAGGAGACCGCCGACCTCGCCCACAAGGCCGCCAAGCTCGCCGGCCGCGCCGACGCCTGGCGCGACGCCGTCGCCGCCTTCTACGCCGAGCACGCGCCGCGCGTCGCCGAAACGCTGCAGCTCGAGCCCGCCGTCGCCCGCGCCTACTGCGACCGCCACCGCGACGAGCTGCTCGCCGCCGGCGTCGCCGCGCTCGAGCGCTGGGAAACCGCCGCCGTCCGAGAGCTCACCCACCTCGCCCTAGAGGAGACCGCCGATGTCGACGTCGCCGCCTGACCGCCTCCACCACCTCCGCCGCTTCCTCTCCGAGTCCCCCTGGGCGATGCTCCCCACGGCCCTCGCCGTCCTCGTCGAGATCGTCGAGCGCCGCGCCTTGGGCGTCCGCCTCTCCGACGACGAGATCGCGGCCCGCGTCGAAGCCGCCCGCCGCACCCCGCCGCCGGCGGCCACGCCCGGCTCGATCGCCGTCGTGCCGATCCTGGGCGCCATCATCCCGCGCGCCATGCTCTTCGACGGCGAGAAGATCTCCGAGGCCAACTCCGCCGAGTTCATCGGCCGGGCGTTCTCGGCCGTCCTCGCCGACCCCAACGTCGCGGCGATCCTCCTCGACGTCGACTCCCCGGGCGGCAACGTCCAGGGCATCCCCGAGCTCGCGGCCACGATTCGCTCCGCGCGCGGCCAGAAGCCGGTCATCGCTGTCGTCAACCACACCGCGGCGAGCGCCGCCTACTGGCTCGCCAGCCAGGCCGACGAGATCGTCGTCACCCCCTCCGGCGAAGTCGGCTCGATCGGCGTCTTCACCGTGCACGACGACCTCTCCGCCGCCGCCGAGAAAGCCGGCGTGCGCCGCACCTACATCGCCGCCGGAGCCCACAAGGTCGAGGGCAACCCCTTCGAGCCGCTGAGCGACGCCACCCGCCAGTACCTCCAGCAGCGCGTCGACGCCGTGCACGACGAGTTCGTGCGCGACATCGCCCGCGGCCGTCGCGTCTCGCAGCAGACCGTTCGCGAGACCTTCGGCCAGGGCCGCATGGTGAAGGCCTCCGACGCCCTCAAGCTCGGCATGGCCGACCGCATCGGCACCTTCCAGGAGACCGTCGACCGACTCGCCGCGCGCGGCGAGCGTGCCGCGGGCCTCCGAGCCTCGGGACAGAAGCCGGCCATCCTCGCCGCAGAGCCGGGAGCCGGCGCGCCAGACCAAGCGGCCCTCGCCGCCGAGGCCGACACCATCCACCAGGTCGGCGACCGCGTGCGCGTCAAGGCGGGCAGAGAACACGACGAAATGACCCGCGAGGCCACCGGAACCATCGTCGAGATCAGCACGTCGGCCCTCGGCATCCAGTTCGACGGCATGGAGGGCACCCACAAGTGGTACGTCGACGAGGAGCTCGAGTCGGCCGAGAGCGAGAGCGAAGGCGACGAGCATGAAGGAGCTGCGGTCACCTCCGACGAACGCGACCGCTTCCGCCTTCGGCTCGCCCTGGGAGGCGGCGCTTGACGAATCCGGCCAGAAGGGTTTACCCTTCCGGCATCGAGTAAGGCTTCTCGCGACGGCAAAGGCCCTTCGGCCGCGCGGCGAGAAGCGACGCAGAGACCCGCGACTCCTTCGAGGCGCGTGCCTGCCGGACGCCACCAACGTGGCGCCCAGCGGGTGCGCGCCTTTCGCGTTTCTCCCGGCTGGGGCGCCGGGAGAGACCGATGAACCGCTACCGATTCCTGCTCAACCGGCAGGCCGCCCTGAAGAAGGAAGGCAGCGACCTCGCCGCCCTCGAGACCAGCTGGACCGACGAGCAGCGCAAGCGCGCCGGCGAGATCGCCGCCGAGCTCGCGCAGGTCGAGACCGACCTCGCCATCGTCAAGCAGCTCCACGACGCCGAGCGCGTCGCCCCCGCCGCCGGCGCCACCGGCGTCACCGTCCACGACAACCGCGCCGACGACCCGAAGCACGGCTTCCGCAACATCGGCGAGTTCGCCATCGCCGTCAAGCAGGCGCAGGACGCCGGCCGCGGCCACCTTTCGGCGAACGCCGTCGACGAGCGCCTCCTCCTCGCCGCGCCGACCGACTTCCACAAGTCGACCGGCTCCGACGAGGGCCGCATGATCCCGCCCGCCTTCCGCAACGAGATCTGGGAGGCCGTCGACAACCAGGACCAGTCGCTCATCAACGAGGTCGACACCGAGCCCACCAGCTCGAACTCCGTCGGCATCATCACCGACGAGTCGACGCCCTGGGGCAGCAGCGGCGTGCAGGCGCGGTGGCGCAGCGAGGCCGAACAGATGACGGCCTCGAAGCTCGCCACCAAGGAAGAGCTCGCGAAGCTCGACGAGATCTTCGTCTTCGTCCTCGCCACCGAGGAGCTCCTCTCCGACGCGCCGCGTCTCACCGCTCGCATCCAGAAGAAGGCGCCGATGGCCCTCACCTACAAGCTCAACGAGGCCATCGTCAACGGCACCGGCGCCGGCACTCCGCTCGGCTGGATGAAGTCGGGCGCGCTGGTCTCCGTCGCGAAGGAGACCGGCCAGGCCGCCGCCACGGTCGTCGCAGCGAACGTCGCCAAGATGTTCGCCCGGCAGATCAACCCCGGCCGCGCGGTCTGGAAGGTCAACCAGGACGTGCTCCCGCAGCTCCTCACGATGACGCTCGGCAACAACGCGGTCTACGCGCTGCCGCAGAACGGCTTCGTGAACGCGCCGGGCGGCTTCCTGCTCGGCCGCCCCGTCCAGTTCCTCGAGAACTGCGAGACGCTCGGCACCAAGGGCGACATCCAGTTCGTCGACCCCAAGGGCTACTACGCCGCGCGGCGCCAGAACGACGTCGACTACGCCGAGTCGATCCACCTCTTCTTCGACTACAACATCCGCGCCTTCCGCTTCATCCTGCGGATCCTCGGCCAGCCGTACCTCTCCGCGCCGATCTCGCCGGCCAAGGGCTCGAACACCCGCTCGCACTTCGTCTCGCTCGACACCCGCGCCTGATCCCGGCCTGACCCCCACCACTACGCGAGCGAACTGACACCGCCACCGAACCCACGAGCCCAGGAGAAACACCATGAACCCGAACGTCAAGCCCAACGAACAGTGCACCCTCGTCGGCGTCATCGATCCCGACGCCTACACCGCCGCCACCTACACGAGCGGTTGGGTCTCGCTCGTCGACTTCCTCTGGCTGATGGCGATCGTCTTCGCCGGCACCCTCGGCACCAACGCCACGCTCGACGCGAAGCTCGAGCAAGCCACGGACGCGAGCGGCACCGGCGCCAAGGACGTCACCGGCAAGGCCATCACCCAGCTCACCCAGGCCGGGACCGACTCCGACAAGCAGGCGATCCTCCTCTGCCGCGGCGAGGAGCTCGACCGGGCGAACGGATTCACCCACGTTCGCCTCTCGATGACGATCGCCGTCGCGACGTCCGATGCCGCGGCCGCTCTCTTCGGCTGCTACGCCCGCTACCAGCCCGAGGACGATCTCTCGACGGTCGACGAGGTCATCTCCTGACCCACCCCGGAGCCAGGCGGCGGGCCTCGGCCATGCGAGCCCGCATCTCGCGGCCCGCCGCCCTGCTCCACCCTCTCCCTCACCCGTTCCCGGAGCCCTCGCCCATGCGCAAGCACCCGAAGATCCTCGGCCTCCTCGCCGTCGCCCTGCTGGCCGTCACCGGCCTCTTCGCCCAGGGCTCCGGCAGCTTCTTCACCATCGACCAGGGCCTCGGCCTCGTGCAGCTGTGGAGCGGCGGCAAGCTCGACATCAAGAGCGGCGCCGAGCTGCAGCTCGCCGGCACCGCGATCACCGCGAGCGCGGCCGAGCTCAACAAGATGGACGGCGTCACCCTCACCGCCGCGCAGATCAACGAAGCCGGCGTCACCCAGACCTTGACCGCGGCCACGACCGTCGCGGCCGACGCGCTGGTGATCCCGGTCACCCACGAAGTCGTCTCGAAAACCACCGGCGCCGACGGCGAAGCACTCACCCTCGCCGACGGCTCGCCCGGCCAAGTCCTCGTGATCGTCCTCGTCGTCGACGGCGGAGGCGACGGCACCCTCACCCCGGCCACCGCCACCGGCTGGGCCACCATCGTCTTCGCCGACGCCGGCGACACCGTCTCGCTCAAGTTCGTCGACGGCACGGTCGGCTGGGTGATCCTCGGCTCCGCCGGCGTCGCCGCGCCTCCGGTCATCACCGTCTGAGCTGAACCGGCCCCGGTGTCCCTCGCCGTCCTCACCGCCGCGAAGTCGACCGCGCTTCTCTCGCGCGCGGCGGTGAAGACGCGCCTCGGCATCGGCACCGGCGTCAGCACGCACGACGAAACCCTCGACGCCCTCATCGCCGCCGTCTCCGCCGCGGCGGTGCGGGTCGTCATCGGAGCCGGGCCCGCCACGCCGGCGCGCGCCCTGGTCGCCCAGCGCTACCGCGCCGCGCAGCCCGGCTCCGATCGCGACACCCTGCTCCTGCCGCGGCGGCCGATCGATCCCGCTTCCGTCGCCGTCGAGCTCGACGGCACCGCGCTCGTCCTCGATACGGACTTCTCGATCGCCTCCGCCGCGCAGGGCACCCTCTACCGCTCCGCCTGGTGGCCCTCCAAGTACCGCGCCCCGGGCATGGACGGCGCCGACAACGTCGTCGCCACCTTCTGGGCCGGCTACCTGCCGCCCACCGTCACCTACGACTGGAGCGCCACCACCGCCCGCGCCGTCGGCGACTGGCTCCGCCCCACGAACCTCGCCACCACCGCGCTCCGCTTCCGCGTCTCCGCGGTCTCCGGCTCCAGCCAGACCGGCGCCTCCGAGCCCGACTGGACCACCCTCGACGCCGGCGACGAAGTCACCGACGGCGACCTCACCCTCGTCGCCCACGACCTCCCCGACGCCCCGGCCGACCTCCTCCAGGGCGCCCACTTCGCCGTCGAGACCTGGTTCCGCGCCGCGCCCATCCTCGCCGGCATCGCGCGCGACCGCATGGGCCCGCACGAGATCGAGTACCACCGCCAGGCCGAGCAGTTCGCCTCCGCCCTGCCGCGCCCCACCCTCTCGCTCTGGGAAGGCCTCGCCGCGTGAGCCGCCTCGACCCCTTCGACGCCTCGGCCGCTCGCCTCATCGCCGCCCACGGCGGCGACGACGGCTACACCCTGCGCATCGACGACCCCCAGGCCACCGACGACCTCGCCACCGGCGACCAGACCGTCGCCCCCCGCGAGCTCGAGGTGCCCTGCACCCTGCCGGTCGCCTACGGCCCCTCGATGATCGACGGCACCCGCGTCCTCGCCGGCGACGCCGTCGTCTTCCTCGACCCCGACGACCCCGGCTACACCTTCGCTCCGGTGCCCGGCATGATCGCCACCGTCACCGGGCCCAAGATCCCATCGCCCGGCCTCCAGTACGAGGTGAAGGGCGTCCAGTTCGGCCCCGGCTCCGTCGAGCTCCACCTCCGCGGCCAGACCGCCGGCGAGGCCGCCGCATGAGCCGCGTCTCGAACGTCGAGCAGTTCCTGCGCGAGCTCCGCCACGACGCCGACTGGATCGCGAACGAAGACGCCCCCAAGAAGCTCGCCGAACTCACCCTCGAAGTCGCCGAGACCGCCGCCGCCCTCGCCCCGCGCGGCGACTCCGCGAGGCTTCCCAAGGGCCGCAAGCGCGGCGACCTCGCCAACTCCTGGAGCGCCGGCCAGCGCATCCGCCGCAAGAAGAGCGACAACGGCATCGAGCGCTCGCGGGCCGCGCTCTCGAATCCAACGCTCGACGAGCCCTTCTTCGTCTACTCGCTCGACTTCATCGCCGGCTTCCACGAGTACGGAACCGTGCACCACGGCGCCACGCCCATGCTCGGGCCGGCGCTCCAGCGCGTCGCCAACCGGGTGATCCCGTGAGCACCTGGGGCGAGCGCCGCGCCGCCATCCGCGCCGCCTACGCCGCCGCGCCGCCGGTGCCCGCCGCGCGGGTCGACCTCACCGACCTGGGCGGCGCCGCCTTCACCCCGCCGGCCATCCCGGCGCTCACAGCCGCCATGAGCACCGCCGCGCGCCACGCCGCCCTCGCCGGCGCCGTCTGGATCCGCCTGCAGATCGTCGGCGCGCCGGGCTCGCGGCCGCTTCACCTCGGGAGCTGGTCGCCCACCGTGATGCGCGGCGCCGTGAACCAGGCCATCTTCTACCCGGCCGGCTTCGGCCAGCAGTTCGTCGAGTCGATCGTCGCCGCCGCCCAGGCGCTCTTCCACCGCGTCGACCTCCTCGGCGGCGAGATCCGCTTCCGAGACGCCGAAGAGCCCGTCGACGCCGAGCAGCCCGAAGGCTCGAAGTTCGCCCAGATCCACGTCGTCAACCCCTTCACGGTCTACGCCGCAGTCGAGGCCACCTGAGAGGAGCCCCATGGCCAGCGAAATCCAAGACTCCCTGTACTCCCGCTTCCTCGCCGTGCCCGAGGTCACCCTCGGCACCACGCCAGCGGCCGCGGCCTACGTCATCAACGCCCAGGTGGCGGCGATCCGACGCAACCGCTCCCGCAAGACCCCCAGCGTCTGGACCAACAGCCGCCGGCCGCACCCCTCGCGCATCGTCGCCAAGGACGGCGCGCTCGAGCTGATGGCGCCGCTCCAGCACGACAACTGCCTGCCGCTGCTCGAGGCCTTCATGGGCGGCTCGCGCGCCGCGGCAATCACCGTCACCAACACCGACATCAACTTCGACGCCACCGCCAACGCCATCGAGCAGGTCGGCGCCGGGCTCGGCTCCTTCGCGCTCGGCTACATGGTGCACGTCTCCGGTGCCGCCAACGCCGCCAACAACGGCTGGAAGGGGCCCATCCTCTCCGCCGCGGCCGGCGCGCTCGGTGTCCCCGCCGGACAGCTCGTCGAAGAGGCCGCCGGCGCCTCCGTCACCCTCGAGACCATCCCGCTGCTCGACTCCGACACCGAGAAGTCCCTCTCCGTCATGTGGCACGGCGTCAAGCTCGAGTACCGCCGCGCGATGCGCGGCGCCAAGGTCGACACCTTCGGCCTCGACTTCAACCTCGAAGACTTCATCGGCGAGAAGTACACCATCATGGGCCGCGACCCCCTCGAGGTCGCCTCCGACATCGGCTCCGGCACCGTCGCCGGCACCCCGAAGACCACCGGCTACATGACCGAGGCCGACGACATCAAGCGCGTCCGCATCGGCAACGTCGCCAACGGCGAGCTCGATCTCGCGCTCTCGACTCTCGCCTTCCAGGCCCGCAACGGGCGCACGCCGGTGCGCGCGCTCGGCGACGGCGGCGTGCCGCGCGACCACCGCTTCGGCGTGCTCGGAGCCGAGTTCACCGCCACCGCCATCGCCGACGCCGCGGCGCTCACGCTGCAGGACATCATCGACGCCGACGAAACCGTCTGGGCCTACACCTCCGTCGAGGACCCCGCCGGCTACGGCCTCTGCGTCCTCCTCGCCGCCGCCAAGGCGATCGGCGACCTCGTGCCCAAGGAAAGCGGCAGCCTCGTCGACTTCGGCGACCTGCGCATCGACGCTCACGACCCGTCGAAGGACTCCGCCTCCGACCTCTACAACTCCGGCTCGGGACCGGGCTTCATGCTCGGCATCTTCTTCCGCACGCCGTAAGCCTCGCCCTCCCCTCCTCCGGGAGCGCCGCGGGCCGCGCGCGGCGTGACAGGGAAAACCGAGGCGGGGCCGGCCCCCCCGCCTTCGCACCCCCGGAGGAAGGGATGGCCCGCACGAAGAAGACCCCGAAGCCCACCGAACCGCCGGCGCCGGCGGCCGAGCTCGCC